ACGCTCTTAGCTTTTTCATTTAAAAACTCTTTCTCTCTCCATTCGTTTTAAACATTCAAACGGAGATTCGTTAGGTAATAATTCATAAGAACAACCAACAGTTCCACCTTTCCATGACCCTTTCTTTTCGCCAATATCTTCCGAGAATTCAATATCAATATCTCTGGTAACACGATTGAATAATGTAAAGTTAAATAAGCATCTTCTTCTCCATTCTCTTTCAGTTACTCTGATTGTGGCTAAAGCATTTTGTTTCTTATTATACAATGTTGTATAGGTATAAGGATGTGTCTCATAGAAAAGAATATCTTTCCATTTTTCTGTATTGTAGAACTCTTTGTTATGTCTTCCTATCTCATGTTCCCACTCACCATCTTTTCGTAATGCCGAAGTTCTATACCATTTTAACGACCAAGGCATATATATGTATATACCACCTTCATCTCTCCCTGTTTGGATAACAAGACATTCTATATTGAATCTTGGCTCACCATAAAAGTAAAATCCAAGTTCTTTATATTCTGAATCTTCAATACCTGAATCTAGGGGTAATGATATATACATATCTCCCCACCCATAAAAGATAAATACCAATAGGGTCAATGAATACCATCCAAGAAAAGGAATTAAAAGCAATGATAAAATTGTTGTAAGTTGGATGTGTATTGTAGGTCTTGGGTCAAAATATTGAGACTCTGATATAGTAGTGTGATTTCTGTCCCATTTAGGATAGAACCTAAACCATTTTCTATCTTCAATATATCTTTTCTTGTTAAGTAGTTTCATAATCAGGCGCATTATTTAAATCTGGATATCTTTCTAGGAGATTGTCCATTTCAGTATGAACAGGATAACCTTTTTCAAGTAAGATTATACTATTTTCCAATTGCATTTTAACCAACGGAATTAAAAACGATCCTAGTTTCGGTATATTATCTACATTATATTTAGCATTTTCCAATGCTTCAAGAATTGTTGTCATGTTTAACGTATTGAATTTTATATTCAGTTAGTTTGTCTAATCCCTGTGTATCTCGGTAATAATTACCAAAGATCACTTTAGTTATTCCTGACTGTTTAATTAATGCTGCACAATGTCTACATGGACTATGTGTTACATAGAGAATAGAATCTTTAAGAGATATACCTTCTTTGGCAGCATTAAGAATACAGTTTAGTTCTGCATGAATTACATCTGGTTTGGTAACATTGTTATCATCTTCAAGTATATCAGGTTCATAGCCTGACGGAAGTCCGTTGTAGCCAAACGAGAGTATTCTATTATCTCTTACAAGTACAGCACCAACTTTCAGTCTATTGCCTTTACTGCGTAAAGCAACAGTATTGGCAATAGACATAAAAGTATCATCCCAAGTCATCACAATAGTTCAATTAAATTGATAAATTCTTTTACCGATATTGTATCAGACCAAGTTAAAGGTTCTATATCAATCTTCTGAAACAGAGCAAATGGTGTCCCGTCAAATACTGTAGAAGGAAGAACATAAGAATCAGATTCATCGTGAATAACAAATTGAAGTAACGAGGATGGCCCTGTTCTTAACTCCATTTCACTTGTAACAGTAGGATGAATCTTTATTGATTCAACCGCTACTTTTATAAGTGTTTTATCTTGTTGAAAAATAACGGTCATACTGAAAAGTGTTTAAGGAGTTTACTTGCTTCACTGAACGGATTGTTAACAAGATATTCAATTGTTACATTAGGGTATCTTTTCAACAAAGCGTTTTTAAGATGTGGTCTTGAAATTTCAGACAACCTTAGAATTTGTTGTTTACTTCTTGAGAAGTATTCGTAGTTCTGAATCCACACATAAATCTTCTTGTTGTCTGCTGTGTATTTACCAGTAAATACCCAACCAGAATTTTCAAAGCATCCATCAAAGTCTGTAAAATCTGTAATACCTTCATCTCGAAGCATATTTTTAATCTTCTCTTTGGTGAATCTTGTACCATGATAGTCTTGACCTAAATCATCAAGATTATCAATTGTAACAGGAAAACTTACAGCAACTGTTGTAACGGCTGTTACTGTTGTAGTATTTGTAGGTAATACTTGTTGTGCATAATACACTTTATACACTCCATTGTCATCAAAGTGAAGACCTTGCTCACCTAAAAACCAACTCGTCCACTGTTGTGTCCATACATGATCTGGATAATCCCGACGAAGTTCTTCTTTAAGTTCTAATGAACTTATAGTGCTGTTGTTAAGCCACCAATCAGCAAGCATTTGTTTGGCTACATTAATGTCTGGTTGTTTCAATACCATAGTAGATATTTTATTATTGTTTGTTTAGAATTATAAACAATGTATTCATTGTTTATTAGATCGTTCCCACCTTTAGCAAAAAGAGAATCACATCCTTCTTTTTGCAATCCTGTTTCGGTGAAGAAGTTTGTTGGTTTGTCGTGTCTATTCCTTCCTGTGTACTGATATGTATTTCCAAGATGTACGTCTTGGATCATAATGAACTTGTCTGGTGTATAACCACAATAACCAAGACTCTTATCAAGTACATCAGCATGATAAACACCATCACCATAAGCAGAACCAGAATAATAAGCACCTGTAGGACGAATTAATAATCCGTTCTTTAGGATACTTAATATGTTTTGACTTCTTGAACCATGAATTAACAATCTTGTTGTTTTATTACTAGATTGATTAACGTGTTCATCAAAGAAACTTTGTTTGTTGTGTTCTACTCTGAATATCTTTTTAGGTGTTCTAATTCTTAGTGAGTCAAGTTCAATAGTTGATTCTGGACGATATTCAATTGATCTAAGATTATAGTTACCACAATCAAACAAGTTAGATGTTGTTTGTGTAACCATACCTTTCAATGAATCAAGAGTATCCTGTTCATCAGATAGAAACTTGTTTAACCTTTCCGTACTCCAGTCAGACGTTGGTATATAATCAACTACTCTGTGCATTTTTCTTGGAAAAATTATAAACAGGTTTCTACATAATACCTGTATGTGTTCTATTGATGTTGCCTTTGCTATATTATCAAGAGTTGTTTGAGCATCTTTAATTTGTAGTTCTGTTACAGAACCAAGATTTAGATTGTAGTTCTTTACAACTGATTCATTGGCATATTTCATCAATGTCTCAAACAACAACTTGATATTTGGATCAACTCCATCAAAAGATAATTCAGATGATTTTTCTTCCAAAAAGTGTGTAACATCAATATATCCTTTTCTCAACTTTTCATTTTTCTTACTTGAAAACTGACTCGTAGAACATTTTGCTTTTTGACTACCAGCACCAACACGACCAAACTCAATCTCTATTTCACCGTTCTTTTCTACCATATTGTAGAACTTGTTGTGGTTAGAAACAGGATCTACAAAGATTAGTTTACACACCAACATTATTTCTTGCCTGTTGAGCCAAATCCTCCAACACCTCTTGTTGTTTTAGAAAGAGTTTCTTCTTTCACTTCTGCAAAAATAGCAGGTACAAGAATCAATTGACCAACTCTCTCTCCAATCTTGTATGGAAGATCTTGCCTCTTACTATGAGTAGACGTGATAATACCTTCTTCGTTCAAAAGTGTTACGGTTCCTACAGGACGCATTCTTATTTGTAGTTCACCTCTGTATGAAGGATCAATAATTCCGATAGAATTACCAAATACCCATTCTACTTTTGACAGACTACTTCTTGGAACTAACATAGCGAAGAATCCTGCTGGTGGTTCAATTCCTATACCAAGATTGTAGCACAAGGCTCCTTCTCTAATACTGATTGAATCAACAAATACATCAAGTCCTACAGAACCTTCTTCTGCTCTAACTGGTAGTTTTGCTGTCTCTGTTAATTTTTCTACTTTCAGTGTATTCATATTGTTGAGTAAATTATTTCTTGTTGGTAAATAGGCGGGAAATCATATTCCCCCTTTGTTAAATGCTCTATTGTGTCTGATCGAAGATCACCAGCAACATCAATAACTTTCTGTATGAAAGCATCTCTTGCCGATTTATCCCTTTGTAGTATTTTTCTTTTGTCTTCTTTGACAACCCTAATTTGATTGTCCGTATATACTTTACTGTACTCTCCTTTCAAGAAGGCATTTATGTCGACAGGACATTTCAATACTATTGCATGTATGTCCGTATCGATTATAGTATCCATCAAATATTCCCCATGCTCTTTTGCTCTGGAGATTATTTGAGTTATCTTATCAAAATCTGTTACTTGGAAAAACAATGTCAATCCAAGACAACTCTGTATTCCTGCCCCAACAGTAATGATGGATGGTACTACAGATTTAATATCTTGATAAGACTTTAACAACACGATACTTGGCCACAAATACTCCCTGCTCTTATTAACAAAGCTTCTCTTTATGTTATGCTCTAGTCTCATATCCTTTTTTTAATAAGTCCTCAAATGTCTTTAAAGACATCGTGACTGTTGTATCTTCTTCTTTCCTTCCTCTTTTATGGATTATTATGTATGGATAATTATGAACAGGATTGTCTAACGTAAAGAACTTTTTTAACAATTCTTTTGTTTGAGCAGATAGTTCGGCAAACTTAAAATTTGTTTTCTCATATCCACTTTTACACTGAACGTTAAACGGAATGTTCACAAGATCAATACCACAATCATCCATAGCCCTACTTACCTGTCTTGCTGTTTTCACAAGTGGAAAGTATTGTTCAAACATTTTTCTGATTTGAAGTTCAAATCTGTGCCCTTTGTCTCTGTTCTTGTTCATAGTCACTTATCCTTTGTTTTAAACTGCTTATTTGTTTTTCTAATTCTCGAACTTCTTCTTTTTGATAATTATAAATCTGTACCTTATTTTCTTTTTTCCAAATATCAAGTTGAAGTTGTGCTTGATACTTCTTGGTAAAAAGTTGTTGTTCGGTAAATTCATCACTACCTCCATAACCAGCAGAATCCTCTGCGTTATACATAATGGTTGTTTTATAGAAAGATCTATAACTATTATCTACCCACAAAAAATTCAATGAAACATTGGTTATCTCAAGTTTTCTTACTTCACTATAATAATTTCTAACAGCGTAAACAGTTTGACCAATCTTAAACTTAGGTTTGACTATCAACTTTGGGTTGAATGGTATTCCAGTATCAAATTTTAACTCCATGATATTTCTACTTGTCCTGATTCAACAAGACATCTGTTTACTTCTTTAAAGAATCCAACGAATTTATGATCTCCATGTGTTTCAGCAGCAGGATGACATCTTTGAATTAAAAAGTTCCACTTTGTCTTAATAAGCCTGTTAAACAGTTGTGCTTGTCTTCCCAATAAAACAAAAACAATAGGTTTCGTTTCTTCTCTTGAGATAAACAAATCGTTTAACGTGATTATCAATTCTACCATAAATTCTTTCCAATATTCAGCATGTGATCCCGGCTTATACTCATCACAAGATAAACTAGAATTGAGAAGTAATACTCCCTGATCTGTCCAATGTTTTAGAGTTGTATCAAACGTTTGAGCAAGATCAGATAGTCCGTATTCTTTTTCAAGTTCTCTAATCAGAATTTGCATAGATGGTTGTTTACCATCAATACAAGCAAAAGCATGTCCTGTTGCAACTCCCGGTTGAGGATATAGATCCTGTCCAACAATAACAACCTTAATTTTGTTCGGATCAATCTCAAGACATTTTAAAATCTTGTCTGGACTATCGGGACAAAGTTTAGACTTGTATTGCTGTTTATGACGTAATACTTTTTCTATTGCATCATCTAAATAATCTATAACCAAACCATCTTTTTCTGCTGGACATTGAAGTAGTCTAAGAAATGATGAATGGATATTCTTTATGATGCTTTCAGTAAGTTGTTGCATATTTCAGTTAGTTTTACATCAAATGCTTTCTTTTCAAATCTTGTTTTGAAATTAACGTTAAGTCTAAAACAAAAAGGTGACATGTCATCAACAAATTCAAGATGTTCAGAATTACTTCTGAAATAAGCCAGTGCGTTTTTTTCAGATCGACCGTCAATAAACGAACCTAGTCTAACATAAATTTTTTCATAAGTAAATCTGGAACTATAATGAGCATTCTTTACATAAACTAACAAGTTAAAGTCTTTATCAAAGATACAGTTTTTTCCAATTGTATACCGTTTACCGCCTATTTCACAATTATACTGATTATGGTTCGCTATTGTTCTTGAAGCATATCTCCAAGTATTTGTAGAACAATAAGAAGGAACAGATTCAATCCTATTCCAAAGTGGGCGATCAATACTATTTCTTATAAAGAAACCAAAAGGAAAATAGTATTTATTACTTCCTGTGAATTTGTGAGTTTCACCAAATTGAAAATTATTCAGATCTAAAGGAATCAATGATTCCGTTGTATTCTGTAAATCTAGTGAATGGTTTTCCTGTTCCATAGTTTAAAATCTTTTGTGTAATCACGCCATGAATAATAGACGCTACAAAACTTGTTTGCTGATAAGTACACATAACACCATCATTTTCATCAACAGTTCCGTTCAGAAAGTTTGTTTCATACCAATCTTCATTCTCTGGTGTAATAGCGAATACTTGAAAGAATTCTGCCAACAATCTACCATCAACAAATAATTCACGATCTTCCTGCTGTTTCCAGTTATGAAACATAATTTTTCTTGTCTCATAATTATCAACAGCAGATACCATAATAGGATATGCAATAGAATCGTTTTTGTATTTATCTAGATAATACTCAATCTGTGCATTACCAACAAAGCCTTTTAGGTAATCTTCCAGACACTTAAACTTTGTTTGACCTATCTGACCTTTTGCAAATCCTTGTGGAATACAATTGTGTTCTGATACAGTATCCGGTTCAAAGATTGTCAGTTTCTGTTGACAGTCAAGTAATCTTTTTGCTGTACCAAAACCAATACCACCAAGACCTACAAACAGTATATCCATTGGCGGAATCTGCATGAAATCAGCATCTTTATATCTATTTGTGTTCATTATTTTAACTGATTTAGTTCTCTAATTAACCGATTCAGATTTGGAATCAATTCTTCGAGATTTTGATTCTTTGATTTGTATGGTATGATAGCCGTTACACTTCTTTGGATATAAGAACATAGTTCTTGATTCGTAACACCTGTTGTTTCAACAAAGTCCTCAAAATTAACCAATTCAATTGGAAACTGATGTTGATATTCCATCATCAGTTGTTCAATTGTCTTAACCGAATAATCCTCAAATATATACTCTTGAATAAAGTCGTTAATCGGCAAAGTCTTTTTAACAACTTTGTTTGGAGTATAAGTATTCCTGTTGGCCAAATAACTATCTTCTTCAAAATCAAAAGATCCTTGACGAGAGGTATATTCTTTACCGTATGATTCATATACACCATTTCCTTTAGGAAACATGTTTGATACTGGTGTCGGTGTTTTTATCTGAACCTTATCCAACCAAGACATAAATATATCATCTGCTTTGAAACCTTCTGGTAGGATTACATCACAATCAAATATAAGTGCTTGGTTACTTGTGATAAATTTTTCTATTTTACCTGTTGTTGGATGTTTGATCTCATAAGACGTACTTGCTGGTATAGCCAGTTTAATACAGAATCGTCCCGCATTGTTACATACTACCGACAAAAAGTAGTCATAGTATTGTGTATTATCTGCCAAATCCTGATTATCCGTTGATGAAAAGAATACATCCATTCTGTTATGTGAGTGTATATCACCCAACTGTACAGCCATTGGGTCTTGACCTCTTTCCATCAAGTATTGAAGATAAGTAGCATCATAAGTAAATCCTGTATGTGCTGCTGTATCGGCAGATAGTGGAAGGAAATCAAATATTTCAATATTTAACTGTTGAACAGATTCAACATTAAACAATTTATAGAAACAGATTCCTGACCATTCGATATTTGGAAACTTGTTACACGCTGCTTGACAAGCGTCTATGAACGGTTTTGTAAGTTTTACTGGTATTTTAACATCGGAGTGTACCAGTGCTAGAGATGATTTCTTTCCAGAAATCTGTTGAGTTGATAATTGAGTCATAAACGTCTTTTAATATTCTTTCTCTTGCTATTTCGCAAGGTATTTTGTTTGCTGTATTTACTGTATCTGTTGTATCTGATTTGATAACTAAGACAACAGGTTCATCTCGAAACTTGAAAGTAATTGGCCTTCTTGTTTCTGGTTTGTCTTCATTTATACAATCTTTATACCAAAGACTATTAACAAAATAACCTGTAAAGTTATTTTCTATTAACCATTTATCTGTTAGTTCTTTATCAGCACTTATTGATATTTGGTAAGCACCATTAATGCTTGGTAAGGATACTTGTATGGGAACTTTACTGATAAAATCAGATACCCGGCCTATCATTACTACATCTCTATATTGATTTGAATAAAGAGGTAATTTGGAAATGTATGAATATGGACTATGGTTTGTTGATTCTGTTTCAATGAAATCTGGAAGTAATGATACTATCCTTATCAACTGTTCGTCAAACGGTAAACTAGATTCTCTAAAAGACATGTTAGGGCCAAAACATATAGATGATGACCAACTATATAATTGTGTTTGCATATTTACATGAGAATGAAGATATCTACTTGCTTCTTGTGCATAAGTAAAACTACATCGTCTCATTTCAACATCTCCATTATAGTCAATCTTTACATACAAATCTGTTATAGGTGTTTTTTGACCATAAACATTAGTACAAAAAGAATCAGGATATTTTAATACAATAACTGTACTTGAACAATCCCATTCCCAACCCAACCCTTCAAGAAACTCAAATAACCAATCAGCAAAATCATCAACTTCTTTTATTTGTCTTGAGAAAAATTCTATATCAGATACAAAACTCTTGATTTTTTCTTTTGTCATAAAACAAAAATTAAGGGGTTATTGCTAACCCCTTTTTTAAAGACAATTATCTTACACCTTTTGATTGCATATAAGCCAGAATATCATCCGGTACTTCTACTACAGTAGGTCTTTGAACTACAGGCTCTGGATCACTGGATTCATATTCCAGTTCATCATTTTCATCTTCTTCCAGTTCGTCAACATCTGCCAAACGGTCTGCTAAAGCAGAAATACGAGTTTCAAGTGTTTGAAGTTTTACTTCCAAACGACCTACCCGTGCTTCCATATTAGCAAGTTCATTTGTACTGGTTGTACTGGTTTGATTGTTTGTTACAACTGTTGCTGTTGTATTAGTAGGTTGAAGCCTGTTATACAATGCTGTCATTTGTGCAGCAGTAAGACGCGAATAATCACCAATCAATTCAACAATATGCTTGTTACCAGCATTAATTGCTTTTTGACGTTGTTCCTTTACAAAGGATTTCATTTCATTATACCCCAAACCCTTATTGGTTGTATGTGGGGTAAGAGCAATAGAGAATCCGTCCGTTATAGGAATGGATGCCATTGCTGTTTCAGGACTTGAATTATGAAGTGGATCACCATTTGCAAACCAAGTCACTTTGAAACCTGTTACATCAATGTTGTGTTTTGTTATAAGGAATTGAACCAGTTGACCGAAGTTCTTTACATCTTCCGGTAGTTCCAATCCTGCAAATCTTTCCGATGCTTTTGTGCCGAATACGTTAAATTTCATTTCAAAAAATTTTATAACTGTTAATATACATTTCGTAAGGATCTTTATAGGAACATTCTATAATTTTATAGTTAATGTTATATAAAGATGATAGTTTAGCAGCTTGTTCAAATCCAGTTAAATCATTATCAAAAATGATTTGAATGTCTTTAAACCGCAATTTTAGATTGTCTATAATATTCTGTGGAATATAACAACCTTCATTTTGTAAAGCAATGACATTTTCAAAACCATAATGGTATTTAAGTGTCATCCTATCTTTTTGTGACTTACTGATAATAAGTAAATCACCTGTTTCGTTTAATGAATCAAGACCAAATATGTCTTGATTGTTGCAATTAGAATACCATCTGTTCTCGATCTTTTCTGGAAAATACAATTTCACATGATCTGTTTCTGGAAAATGGTATGCTATACATAAAGCATTTTTATGTAAGAAATTCTTTTTCCACATACCATTCTTATGCGACCAATAATCTTCCACAAGATATATGTGTTCTTTTTCCAGCGCCTCCACAGGAAGATAGAACATATTGTCTTTAGACCAATCTTTTTTGGTAAACCTAATTGTTAATTTGTCCTTGTAAATAGGATTTGATGGTGTTCCGGTATATCTGCCTTGTGCTATGAATTCAACAGCATTATAAAATTTTATCGCTTTAATCTCCATCACGGTATTGAAAATATTCCAATAGAGTTTTCCTTTATAAGCAGTGTTTTCTACAAGACACAAATAACCATTCTTCCATTCAAATCTACAGCCAGCATTTTTATCTGACCTAAAAGGACTTTTAAACCTTTTATATAAATCAGGGAAATATCCCAATATAGATTGAAATACTTCTTCCTGATTTATATTATGTAAAAGGTCTTTGTAGTTTATCTTTTCTTTACGCTGATTTCCTAATATCAATCATTCCAACTTGCGGTTTGTGGGATTGAAGGATTGTTAGGAACACCGCCTAGAGAATTTTCTACGGTAAATGCTTGTGGCTCAAAGGAATAATAAAATCCTTGGAACATATCACGACCACCAGTAAGACTGTTTGCATGACGATCTTTCAATCGTTTGGTATGAAATTCACCAGCACCAGAGCCATACTTATCAGCAAAGAACATTTCAGGATTAGACGAGACATTTTGATAATACTTTGGTGGAGTATCCAGACTTGCCGAAACAACAAACATACAAATAAACGTGTTGAGAGGATACTCAACGGTCAAGTTGTTAAACCCGTCATATTTACCTTCATACAAATCTTTGGCTGTTAGACCAAGTTCTGATGTAAGTACTGGATAATCTTGACCTGACTTGTAATTAAAATCGGTAAGGGCTTGTACAAAAGCAATAATCGTATCTTCACCGTTACGAAGTGGTGTTAAACCTTCAAATTGGGATTTGATATTCAACACACCATCTTCTTTCTTACCAGCCCAAGTAACATTACCTGTGCTTGTAAGAATTTTATAGTTACGTGGATTACCTTCACTGTCTGTAGGAGTTGTTTCCAATTCTCCAATGTTAACTCGAAGATTAACAATCGTACCTGTTGATGTTTCTTGGAAATAAAACACACACGGACGATAAGTTTTACCGTTCTTGTCCACCAAATCATAGTTTGGTTCCCGTGTTTGTTCTTTACCGTAAATTTGTTCGAGTTTGGCACTATCTGGATTTACTGCCAAAAATTTGACTTGTTGTGGGCCTGTAAGCAATGTACGGGGAGAAAACCCCGTTCCTTCTTCTCTCTTGTTTCCTAACATAATAAAAATATAAATAAATAATTAAGCAATCTTTTTTACAATCGGCTCTTTAACCCAATCTGGATAGATTAGGTTCCAAAATACAGTCAATTCTTTTGTTGTGGGATCAAACTTACTAAATACAAATTCAGCATTCATTAAATGCTGCGCTCTGTTTTTAGTCATTAAATCTGTTTCCTGTGCAACGTTATTGAACATAACAGTATTTGCATCCTTACGGTACAAATATCCAGCAGCCTGACAATCACGAAGTAAATCTGTTTTCAGTTTACCCGTCAAATCCAAATCCTTTGCTGCAACACTCGTGCCATTCTTTAACAAACTTCCCTGCTTGGTATGCCCTAGAAAAATAATCCCATAACGCACCAAACCTTTCAATTCCTGATACAGTTCATCCCAAGCCATATATAACCACCTATAACCAGCACCTTCTGGTAACTCACTAATAACATCTGCTACTGGCGGACTACCTTTCTTAATCATTCCTTGTCCAATAATAGACTTGTTAAAATTACTTGTAGCCCTGATTTCAGCCAGTTTTTGAAGTTGTGTAAGCGTATCCACACCAAGGAAATCATATACATAATCTCCTTTTTTGGCATTAGCGTCTTTCAAAGAACTTACAAACATTCTAAATGTACCAAGAAGTGTCAGTGGTTCTTGTCCAGCAGATAGTTTCATATTGTACTCATTCATCTTCTTACGAAGATCAAAGTTAAAACCACCATAACCTTCTGTGCCTGATTCTAAATCAAGATTTAAGCATTTTGGCAACAAGGATAGGGCTACAGTTTTACCTGTTCCTTGGTGTGAACCAAGAACAAGTCTGGATGGCATTAGAGGGCCAAATTCCTCATTGGGTAGATTAGATAAATCAAACATTAGGCTTGAGTAAGTGTTTCTTCTTCGTTAGTGTCACCAATCATTGATACAAGTTCTGGAAGAACTTCTTCAAGAACTTCAAGATCATTGACTAGTTCTGCTATTGTATCATTTACAAGTTCCACACCGTAGACAATTTTCTCTTTGATCGTCACTTTCTTTGGGCGTTCTGTCAAATTCAATCCACATTGCTCAAGGATAGCAACAAGATGTTTTTTGGTTACTGCTTTACCATTGGGAAGTTGGTACTGTGAACAGAAATCATCAACTTTTTGGGTCGGATCATGGTACCATGCAATTACTGCACTTTTGGTAATTTTGGTTGTTACTGTTTTTGTTACGACTTGTGTCATTCTAAATAAATTAATTGTTATAAAATTGTGTTAGTTCTGTGTTGAATACAGTTCTCCCATCTATCGTAATAACTGGTGGTGGAAGTTCTGTATATTTATTTGTTGCTCCATGAAAGTGTAGTCCGATATTCTTATCTACTGCTCCTTTCCTGTGTTTTAGAACTCTAAGCGACCTAAAATGATCTCCGAAGTTCTTAACCGAATATCCACCATAAGAATCTATTGGTGGAGTGCATGCTGCTGGATTAAAAAGACCAAATACAACTTGATATTCTTGCTGTACTATTTTATTTACACCAAGTTTATCTAAAGTAGGTTCTGCACGTCCCATTTTTAAATCTTCCGCATTACCACTTGACGCTTCTTGCTGATGAATAAAAACTGGAATTGTCTGATACTTCTTGGCTATAAACTTAATTGTATATTCAGATAATTTACCTATAGCCTTATGTTTATCAGAAGCATCGTTAAATTGATTTTTCTCTGGAGTTACAAGAGTGATATGGTCTGTTACAATCATTACTTGTGTATCAGGATTGTGATAAGTAAAATTAAAGGAAGACCATTTGTTTCCAAATTCGTCTTGATCTATAATACCATCCTCCCTAATACCAAGAGGTTCCATAAATCGTTGAATTGTTTTGTATATACCTGTTGGATTAGATACATAATCTACAACTTTTATACACTTCTTCATTTCTTCGATCTCTGGTTCTAACTCTCGTATAACTCTGTTGTGTTCTTCTGTACGTCCTTCATGGAACCTTTTGTACTGATAGTATGTTAATGTTAAACCATAACGTTCGTACATTAGATCACATAATAGGCTTATCCAAAAAGTGTCTTCATCTTCCTCCAAAGCAAACCATAAACAATGAAATGGTATATTGTTTGCTTTACAATAAGTATATGAGTGTAAGAGAAATGCAAATTTAACAAACTTGGTCTTACCAACTCCTGTTCCAGCAGTTACACAATGAATCACACCTTTTAACCAACCGGGTATTACTTTAAATAACCGTGGAAAAAGTGTTTCAATACTAATGAATTTTGGTTTCATTTAGATAGTTTTTTACTTTATCATGCAATACATCTTCTATAACCGATAGCAAAATATTAGGATTATGTTCAATTAACGTTTTAGCAAGACCTTTCCATTCTTCACCCCAACTACGAAGTTTTTCTATTTCTTTTCTTAACTTTTCAACATCGCTTTGAAGTGAAGAAAGATCCCATTCAATATCTGATGCTGAACTATGACAATCATCAACATCATCATACTTCTCAATTGAGTTTGCTTCTTTTTCACAATTGCGTACTGTTGAAATGATTTTATTAATTTCTGGACACTGATGTCTAGGCGGTAGAGGAATACCAAATAACAATTCTGAATTTTCTACATTACAAAGTGATTTGATATCTTTAATTTCTATTTTCTTGCTCATCGTACCAGTGGTTAAATAACTCTAATTGATCTATTAACATACCAGATATTTTATTACTTGTCTGCATATAAACACTTTGATATTTGCCTACATAACGTAAGAAAACATCCTTGTCTGCTTTTCGTATTACGTTAAACGGATCAATAAGTAACTGATATTCTTCATTCCATTTCCAATATCCTATTAGATAATGAAAGATTTCAAATTTAATATCTTCTGGAATCTTAATTAATTTCCATCCAGAGATTGTTTTGCATGTTACAACCATTTTGTATCTACCGTTTTTGTTTCATCAAAATCTTCCACACACATTTCCAATAGAGAATATGGTTGTCCATTTTTGATTGTTAGTATGAAATTATCCGCATTAGGAATATATTGTTTGTCTGGACTTGTTTCTATAAATAACTTGGTTGCAGCAACAATAGTATCAAAAGATATATCTGGATGTTCACACATCCAATCTTCCATATTTCTTATAACAGATTGCTTATTCCCTTTACTTGTTGGTCTAATACCTTTAAATAGGTTTCTATACTCGTTTATTCGTTGATGTAATTCAATGCTGATTGGTTGTTCAGTACTTTCAATAACTTCTTCATTGTCATACAATTTAATCAAAAGTTCTAACTTACCAGATCTGGTTCTTTGTAAGAAACCTGATTGGCTAAGCCACATTAAATGACCATCTGGAAAATTAACTGTTAATCCATGATATATTGCTAAACAGGTAAGTATCAACTCGTCAGGAAGAAAACCTGATTGTTTAAATAGTTCCCTTAGTTCTTTTACGTCTATCATAATAATTTTGTTTGGTTTGTTGATCCTTCAAGGTTCCATATCATATCATTTACTTGTTTTAAATAAAATGGGTAGTTGATATTATATCGGCTTATGTCTTGTGGGATATGACTATTATAAATTTGTACACCAAACCCTTTTAACATATGGCTTTTCTTTCCACCTCTACATTTATATAAATACGCTCCTTTCTTAGATACATAATATCTGTTAAGTCGTTGTGGAAGTATTTGATTATTCCATTCAACATGATATGACTTATCAACCTTTTGACTTGCACAAAACAAGAAGATATTGGTATAGTTATAAATTGCTACTTCCGGCTTAATACCAAGTACAAAATAATCATGTAACAAATGTGGAATAATAAGAAAGTCTGTTGAGTTGCCAAGTTCGGGTAATCTTACAAATTCTCCTTTCTCTTTTATCTTTCCGTTTGTCTCAATAGCAAGATAAGAGTTGACAGAACTAAATACCATCTTCTTGTATTCAGCATACTCAAATTTAACATTGAATTTCTTCTCACAAGCCTCTACAATCGACTTAAACAGTTCAACCTTGTCTTTATGTATTCTAACCGTCAAACCATCTGTATTGGCTTGTACAAGCGTTATATCATTGATTTGACATTGTTCTATAAGCGTCAACAAAACTAGTTGCCCACCACATCTAACTTTCATTATTCCCGGTCTGTTAAATAGCCAAGAATGTTCAGAATCTAAATGACCTGAAACACCGTTCAAAATGACCTTATAGAAAGCATCAATCAATCGCCATTCAATTTCCTCTGGTTTACCTTTATACTGTTTGAGCATAGGTTTTGTTTGTGTTACCCTGTACTCTTTAAACTTTTTATATTCGGTAAGCACTTCTGGAAGTCCAAATGCTTCGTAGTTGATAATAAATACTGGGTATAAAGATTCAATATCTATGTCTAATAAAATATGGTCATCGTCTGATTCGTATATCTTATTAGACAGCAGGTTATGTAAGCCACCAACTCCACATGAAACCATGATGCCATCACCAGACGGGTTAATAACAGCAAATTCCTTACTAAAGGTATTTACGCTGTTCATCCAACTGTTATATACCTGTTGGAATAGGGATGTTTGGAATCCAAAATCAATATCCTTAAATAGATCACCAAATCTAATCGTAGGAGCCTCAAATTTCATTTTAGAGACACTTTTCTTGTCTTTACCTGTAACCTTACAGTAAGCATTTAATAATGCCTCTGATGCGATCTTAGGAGCATCCATAGACCAAGCAGGTATTCCAAATTCATGTACGATTTTATGACGTAACTGAATACTACCTAAATTACCAAGAGGTATAGTTGTTTTACCACCTTCCATTTGGTCACATAGCATTCTAAGTATCCCTAAATCATGTACAGAACAATAATGATGAATTTCTTGTATCTGATCGTAAGTTAACTCTTGTATAGATGGTGGGTATGGCAACTCTTGAACAACCGGATAATTCATCTGAATACCCAAAGCCTTGAGACTAATCTTTTTACTTATTCGTAAGAGTTTAGCCCAATAAAGAAACAAGTCTATATGTGTGATCTTGGTAAAATGACCTATATACTTATAGACAAACAGTTCATCTTGTGAGTTAATTAGTTGATCTGAAAACTCTTTAACTAATCTACAAAACTCTAATACAGACTTATTAAGAAACCAGTTATTCCTATCTATATAAGCAAGTACAGCAAAGTCATATTTAATACCATTAAAATGGATCATAAATCCATTGTAATCTCTAAGATATTGTTTTGCTGTAATCCTATCATCCCTAAATTGATTTACCTGAAAATCAATCTTTTCATGTGTTTTATAGTTTTCAAGACTAATCTCAAAATGCTGATAAAACACTTCAATATCTACAAGTTGCTTCATTAGTTTAAGAATCTTTGAATAAATTTGGTAAAAAATAATCTTTTGGCTTTTACAACCAAAGGATCATCTTCTACCGTAATACAATTTTCAGCATACCATTTTGTTCCAGACGGACTGTTTATAAATGGTGCTATAAAAGTATCTATTTTATGAACTGGTACGAGAGGTGTTACTTCTCCTTCCGGTTCTTCAATTAGATCTTCTACCATAAAGCCAAAAGAATTGATGCATGAAATAATGTACCTGTGAAAAACAATATGTCATAATAAAGGATAATCGGCTGCTTATATCTTTTATGGTGAAAAGATATGTCATCATTAATTGTTACCAGTGGTGTCCTATCTTCGCATAGAATATCAGAATCTAATAACTTATAAACAATACTGTTTAGTATTAACCAAGGTGTAAATATACACAGCCACGTAATAAGGATACAATGTTTAAATGTAGGAATCTGTATTCCTATAATAAATTCGATAAACTTTACAAAGTCATCGAGGATTTCATCTATTAATCTCATTTATGTCAGTAATTGTTTTTTGTGGAAATCCTAAAAGTGGTGGTATCATAGATTCATACCATTTTTCTTCTTGAGTCCCAATTGTTTTAAAAATAATGATTTTACCTGTAGGAAGGTCTTGTCTTGCCCTACCAGCCTTCTGTTTGGTTTTTCCTGACTTACCATCATACGATAGAAATATAATGTTATCAATCTTATTTAGGTTTGCACCTTGCAATAACATCTTATTACTGCCTATCTGAAATATTTCAGCGTTAATAAAATCTTGTAAATCTTTCTCGACATTCTTGTTTTCAGAAACTATTGCAGGAATCCCTAAAGCAATAAGGGTTTTGGAATCATAAGCAAACACAAGAGTTCTACCCGGTAAAATTTGTAGTAGTTTTTTACATGCTTCAATCTTAGATGGAAGACTATGTAAGAATCTCATACGATTCATTGCCTTATTTCTAACAAGAAAATCTTTTGTAGGACTTCTTGGCAACCAAAGAGTCTTCTTAAAATCTTGATCTAAAAAATCGTTTTGAAGATATTCTGTTGTGGCCCATTTAAGTGTCTTATTGCCCGTAATAACATTCTTATTTACCTTATCAAGAGTGTGGAGATATGTAATAATCTCTAACTGTCTTGTTGTATTATCCTCTCTTGCTTGATCTATATGATATTCAAAACATACAGGAGCAAATTGACTTAACCAATTCCATTTGGTATCTGTTGTATCTTCAAATTGAAACTGTCCTACATTATCTAGTGTAGCAGATTCGCCAAGGAAGTAGTGTTTATCCCAATTACTATTACGGACAAAGTTCCATCTGGTATCTGTACACATTTCATGTACTTCATCGGCAAACACGAATACTTTTCCTTTTGGAAAGATATTTTGTATTGTTGTTTTGTATGCCGATTGATAACACATAAACACAACAGTCACATCTTTAAAAGGATCAATACCAAATACTTCAATGTATTTCTGTCTATCATCTTGTATATTTCTTTCTCTGATTGTTGTTTCTGCGAGAATCAAGCAATGTCTGTATTTAGACTTTATCAGACAATCAAAGAACACCCAAGTTTTACCTGTTCCTGTATGCATAAGAACAGTAGCAAATTTAGTTTTCCACCACTCTTTTACGGCTTGCTTTTGTACTTGCCGTTTCTTTATATTCAAATTTTGCAATAAACTCATCGAAAATCTGGTTATACAATTCCTTAGTTCCCGGATATGTTTTGAGGAACCTGTTAATCCTGTTATGTCCTATAATTGTAGGATAGGCTCTTTGTTGTTTAAGCATTGCTATATAAATAGCAACACACCTAACCTGATGTTCTTTTGCTCTTGAAGTTCCTTTTGCTATTGGTCTTACCACATTTGATTGAATGTGTTTCTCAAGTAAGAACAATGTCTGGTTTAATTGTTTCCGTTTTTGATTTTCTACAATTTCCCATTTTTTATATGCTGTGTAATTCCATTCACCAGATTCACATTCTTCATAAGAACGTGTGATCGGTTCTGGTTTATGGTCATTGATAACACTTATACGATCAGTTCCATTGTATACAGATTCATCTTTTGCATACAGATCAATATGTCTTTTTGAAACTTCCATCTTTACCTTTAACAAAGTACCATTTTCTGTAACAGCCATCCAGATTTCAGTATTGGTGATTTCTGTATTTCTGTCAGATGGTTGGTTCTCTTTAAGTGTTACCCTTTTCTTTCCTGTCTGGTTATGGTGTTCAGCAAGTCTGAATCCAATAAACTCTTTTAGGGTCATTTGAACTTTCTTGCGAATAACCACATCACCAATCTTATAATATGCTTTGTCTTCCATCGAAGGGTGTAAAAAAAGGGAAATAGCAAGAATACCTGCCATTTCCCAACCTGTGAGATTTATTTATTTATCCATGTTATTCCATTCGTCTTTCCAAGATGATATGGTCATAGCATTTAGTTTTCTTGTGATGTTGTTAATTAGTTCTTCTTCACCCCAAAAGGCTAAAAGACTAATAATAACGTTTACTGCTTTTACAAGCAGGTGCTTTGGTACGAACCTATAGTTTCGCATATTTTCCGGGATATAATATACCCGACTTGAAAGACCGTGTTTTCGTGCTATTGCACGACCATAGTCCGTAATATAGACGTTTGGTAGTTCTTGCCCGTCAATTGTTTTATTACCACGATATTCTACCATTCCAACAGATTGTAGATCATCTACAAACTTAATTGGAAACAAGTAAAATATATTTGTAGGCATTCCTACTTTATCCATATTCTCCCGTTCTTCGGAAAGAAGATAGATGTATGCCAATGCTGCTCTAGTAGAAGCAGTTAGCCTGTGTTCTTGTGTTTTCGGTACTCTTTTAAATTCCATATCAGATTATGTTAAAAATTAAACAGTATCCCCAAGACATTTCTCAAGGATACTGTTCTATATTATGATTAAATTAATTACGCTGTTGCCAATTCTGCTGCAACCTCAACCACTGGTTCCACTGCTTTCCGAGTAAAAGTAACGATTGGACGATTGATAGTGTTAACCAGTTTACTTGCTGTCAAAAGTACAGCATTGTCTTCCGCACGAACATTGATGTTCAGGAGACATTTGTTGCCTTTTACATGTACCATTGGCTCGAATTGCGCTCCACGAGCAGTCACGGAAAATTCACCTGCTTTAATAGTTCCTTCAACAACTTCACCAGATATTTGATTGAAAAAGATAAAACGTTCATCTTCTGCAAGACGCACATTGAAAGACATTGTTGTAACATCAGCGTTTAGTGCTGCTGTTGCATCCACTGGTTCAGAAGTGACTTCCACTCGGGTGTTCATCAAACCGGAAAAATTGTTGTAAGTGCTGTTAAATTTAAGATTTGTTGTCATGTTGACGAAAAGTTAAAAAAGTTATGAAAAATTAAAAAAGTTTTTATTAGTGGGCCATACAGGACTTGAACCTGTGACCTTCGACTTATGAGGTCGTTGTTCTAACCATCTGAACTAATGGCCCATTTGGTTATTGTGGTGGTAAATAAACTATTGGGTTTTGGATTCCTTCCAACTGTGCTTCAAGATCAAGTATTTTATCACCACAGTGAACTATCACCTGAATGTTGTCAGAATTTTGTTCCATGACTTTTTTGTAGTCTGCAATTTTTTGTTCAATTTCTTGTTTTGTCATCTTTAGTATTTAATTTTTGAACCATCCAGTCAACAAATTCTTTTCTAACTTGTTGACGTAGAGAATTTGGTGTATTAGCAGGATCACGCGTTTTAAATAAAAGACAATAGTTGTTTAAAGACTTAAAACACGCCGCCCATTGTGGATGCTCGTTTAAAAATGTTTCAGCAAGATCTGCAAAATAATTTTCTGCATTAATATTACTAAGAGTAAAAGCACGTTCAAAAGTATCACTTGCCCAACATAAGAAATGTGAAGGGTTTTCTTCAAATTCTTCTTGAACTTGTAACCAAAACTCTTTTGTTAAAATATTCATGTTTTAGTTATTCTTTTTTTTTATATTTTGATTAGTACACCCGACAAGACTCGAACTTGTAACCTATTCATTAGAAGTGAATTGCTCATCCATTGAGCTACGGGTGCGTTTTGGTTTTTTGAGATTTATTAGTTAAGCAGGAAAAAGAATCTTGTAGTATTTTTCAAGCAATTCAAGACCTTTCTCAAGACTTTCAATTTCACTTGCTGTTTCTACGATTTTAACAGGATTACCGTCACGTAGAAAAGTCTGAAAATCTCGGTTTTTAGCAGCAATACTTTGCTTTGTTTTAGCAATGCTAATTTCAAACGATGATTTTCGCTCGATTACCAATACTGCAAGATCTTCCTGTTGTACTGTTTCCTTGCTCAATAACTGCCGTTCCGCGAAGGATAAAAAGTTCGTGTCCTTGATGGACACTACTGTTTGTTGTGTGTTATCTTTCATATTCTTTGTTAATAATTTTTATTGTTGTTGGTTCAATTTTAAGTTTTTCATACATTTGATCTTTTGAGTCACAGTTATCAATCTGGTACATTTTAGATTCTCCTGTATGAAATAACAGAGATACTCTTATTTCTTTATAATTGTTTGAAGAGAGACATACTCTACTATTGTGATATTTTAATAATTGTACTAAAATATCCTGTGGTATTGTGGTATTTACTTGGTTTCTAATCTGATAACCTCTTTCCAAATACTTTGCAATCATTTCACTATTATAAATCCACAATGGCTGAATATATTCAGGATGTTGTAATGCTTCCTCTTTGGAACCCTTTCTTTCAAAATATGCTGGTAGACCATTTCTTGCTTCATCTAAGCATCTAAGAATAGTACTAACTGGCCATACACAACCTTCTTCTCTTACAACAGCATAATCACCTATCTCATAAACAGATTCGTCGAAATACCATTTTCCATCAATTTCAAATTGTTTCAGATGTTTCATTATCTATCGTTTTTATCAACCAGTCAAGAAAATCTCGACGTATTTTTACCTTTTCGTCTGTATTTTCAAAAGACAGTCCTGTATGATGAACAAACAAAACACCAGACCCCACAAAGAAAAAATCATCATATTCTTCTTCAATTTCCATAAAAGATCTTGCTAAATCCCTAATC